TAAATCTGCAAGTTCTCTTACTGAATCTTGTAAAGGGAACGGTAAATCTTGTGGGTTTGGTATCCCCGGCTTTTGATCTTTAAGGGTTCCTAACTTGTTTAATGTTGGAACACTATCTTTTGCAAACTCGTATGCGGAAATAGTCTCAGGAGACTGTTGACCACTATAAGCCCCAGTGTAATATGAAGCTTCGTCTAAGAGTTTTTTAGTTTTTCTTCTTTTCACGCTCTTCAATACTTATAGTTCCAATCTTAAATCTATTAGAACATCTAGAACAAATCCAATGCGCTTCAGTTACTATCTGTGTACCACGGGTTACCTTCATAACTCTTGGATGTACTGAGGATTGGCCGCACGTATTGCATGTTTCTGGTCGCGGAGCTACTGTAGGATACATATACTATACTTACGAAAAGACCTTAAAATACTCGGTCAAAACATCCGTAGTATTTTTTTGGTTAAACGCTCGTTGCCAACTTGCAAATTTATCAATAATAGAAGCAAATTCGTAATTTTCACAAATCTCTTTAAATTTATTAAATTCCGGGGTTGTGTTCTTAAGCGTATCTACCTGCTCTACGTAGAGTTTTACTTCCTCAGGAAAAGAATTAACCCCGTACGTTAAATCAATAAGTTTAAGATTGTTATATACTTGTTCTTTATATGGCGCTATAGTAGCTTCTTCATTTGCATTAAATGCTTTTGCAAGCTTAATACCTTTAACTTTACCGAATCCTTCAATACCAGTAATATTGTCGGACACGTCCCCTATAATAGCCTTATAAAAAAGAAATTCTTTAGGAGACATATCGTAATGCTCAGTAAAATTATTAATATCAATTAAAAATTTTTTAATAGGATTATAATAACTAACATTATCAGATATGAGCTGAATAAAATCTTTATCAACACTTACAATCACTTTTTTACCTTCAAGGCTACTTGTAAGCCATCCTATAACGTCATCTGCTTCAAGTTTTCCCGGAAAAATATTTTTAATACCCAGGGCAGTTGTAGCTTCAATAACAGAGTTCATACTGTCGTAAACACTCTTGTTACGTTCGTGATCTCGAGTTCCTTTATAACTACCGTCTGTTAGTTCTTTTCTAAAATTAATTTCGTTAGTTAATTTACGATCCCAAGCAATATATATGTTACTGGTATTAAACTGCTCTGCGTATGACTTTACTGTCTTTAGAAAGGTAAAAAGACAGCCAACATTTTCGCCTTTTGAATTAATTAATTGTCGACCAGTGTTATTTGCCACCCAATGCGTCCTGTGCAAGGTGTTGTTCCCATCGATTAGTAGAGTTATTGAGGTCGACATCGGTTTTTTTATGGTTATACTCAGCTATACAAACATTATACACGTCTTTAGGCAAAACGTCAACTGGTTCTAGTATTTTATTTGCAATACCCCAGTCGAAATCGGCTTTTTTTACTGTTCTTATATGTTTATCAGGTAATGAAAAGAAGATTATTGCGTCTTTTTCTTCTTTTACTTTAACAAGCCACTCGCCTTTTAATCTTCCCTCTAAAACTACGTATATAAATCGATGTTTAGGAAGAAAAAACAGCTTTAAATGCTTAATTACTGTTGCCAAACGGGTCGTCGCCATTGGAATTAGTAATATTTTGGTTAATTTTAAACATTACCCTACGAAAACGTTCAAGTAATGCGTCATTTTCGGCAGCAGAATTTGCAGATACAATTTCAACTGGGTTATTATTTAAATCGTAACCGATAAGCATATAGGAACCAAGAAACTCTTTAATTTGACCATCTAAAGATTCAATTTCTCGGCGTTTTTCCCGGACTATTTTGTTTTTTATCTTATTATACTCAATATTAGCAAGCATTAACATCTCTTGCAAGCGTCTTTGCTCGGCTTCTGCTATTAAAGACGCTGAAAGGGAGGGTGTCTGAGTAGTCGAGGTAGATGGAGAACCTATTTGTGTTGCAACTGCAGAAACAGCCTTTTTTCTAGGCTGTTTCTTGTTTTTTTGCTTAGCTGCTTCTTTATTGGTATCAGCCATTTATATTATTTACTGCTACGCTCAGCAGAAGCAATAAAATCGTAAAATTCTTTACGAGCGGCCCCTTCGTTCATAAAACTACCAGAGAGTTTCGATGTAATCATTGAACATCCATGGTGTTTTACACCGCGGTGGCAGGCACAGGTATGCGAGCACTTAAGAACGACTGCAACACCCTGGTTACCCCTACAGAGTTCATTGATAGCATTATGAACCTGTACAGTTAGACCTTCTTGAATCTGAGGACGTCGTGCATAATGTTCGACGATACGATTTAGTTTAGAAAGCCCAATAACTTGACCATTTTTATCCGGAATATAAGCAACATGTGCAACACCGGTAAAGGCAAGATGGTGATGAGAGCACATAGAAGTAACCGGAATATTCATCTGACTCACAATACCATCATAGCCGTCAGAAGGGAAAGTAGTAATCTTAGGCGGGCCTTCGTAGCAACCCTTAATAAGATCGCAAACATAAGACTTAGCAACGCGACGTGGAGTATCAGCGCTGTTTACGTCATTACGCCAGTCTATACGAAGAGCATCAAGAAAGCTTTCATAAGCTTTAGCTGCTTTTTCAATAATATCCTTCTTTTCATCGTCATTAACGAGCATACTGCTATTAGCAGTAGGAAGAAGAGGGTGTTGTAGACCGTTTTTGCTCATGTTAGTAAAATTATACGTTTGAATTCGACTTGCTGTTGTAGTTGTCTGATTTGTTATTAATTCCATATTTAACGAGATAGCTTATTATAACCTCAATTGAGTCTGTCTTCAACTTAAACTTTTCAGGTATATATTGACCACCATCATAAATTTCAAAATAAGTGTCTCCAAACATAGACTGGTCATTTACATAACAAGTACAGAAAACTGAAGCATTACCCGGATCGATCATTACTGTCCATGAACGAGGATCAGCTTCTCCGTACTCGTCAAATATTTTGTAAACAACGTACCCGCTATCTTTAAGTCGTTTTACAAAATAACTCTGTGTTGTAATCTTATTTGCCATTACTTAACTAGACCCGAAATGATGAACTTAAACTCTGTTTCATTAGTGGGTTTAATAAAAAAAGAAAGCACTTTAAACTTAAGGTTTATACCAATACGTGCTTTTTCAAAACGAATACCAGAAATAACTCTAAAAATATCAAGGTTGAATGGTATAACCTGAGACAGAGGTTGACCTTCAATAGTATCACTAATTTTAAGTATAATACTGTCTGTATTGCTTTTTTCTTTATCTCCTAATTCGCAATAACATCCATCGGTTTGTCCGAAAATATAAATTTTATTAGTATCTGTAGTAAAGGAGCTAGCCTTAAGAATCTCTTGAAATTTCTTAAAATCTAGATCAAAAAAAGTATCAAGCTCTAGATTTTCAATCTTTTCTTTCTTTAGAGAGACTTTAGGCACAATAGAATCATCTAAGAAGTGATATTTAAACTGTACACTGGGTGATTTATAGGTAAGATTATTACTATTAATCTTAAATACAACGTTTTCATCTTCAATACAATCTACTACTCTAAGTAGTTTCTTAATGTCTCCTATATTGAGAGTAACCTCTTCAGTAAGATCGAGAGAGGTGTTGTATTTACCAAGAAGAATAATGCTCGTATCAGGCTTATTACAAACAGTATAAATACCACTTGAATTTGCTTTTATAGAAGCAATATCGACTGTTTTGCTAATAACATTTAAGAAGTTATCCGCAAAATCTTTTTTAACCAATTTAAGTTCCATGTTTTAGGTTCGTTACTAATTTTTTTTTATCTTCAATAAGAAGATCAAGCTTTTCATTAATTATGATAAGCTTTTTTTCTAGTTTTTCAATATGTTCAATAACTTCTTCGTAACGAGCCTTTCTATCAAAATCAAATTCTAATTGCGGATCCGTATTAACTACCACCGGTTGTACTACAGGCGGTAAAGCCATCTGCGGTATCGCTGGTGCTAATGGTGGATTAGTAGGCGCAGCTGCCGGTATTTGTGGTATAACCATACCGGCAGCCTTGGCGATACCTGACGGCATAACTTTAGACATATCCACATCACTAACTTTCATATCGCCTAAGCCGGCTTTTTTAATCGTGTTTACGTCATTTTGCACCACTTTACCGAACATAGCAATGGCAATCATTTGCTCTTGCGTGAGTCCGTTGTTGCTGCCTGCCATTCTCATAGCATCAGCATCAGAAAGAGAGGGCGCAGCAGGCGCCTGAGCCTGCTGCCTCATTTTCATAATCTGGTCTCTTCTTTGCTGTTCAGTCATATCTTAAAGCTCGTCTAAGCCGTTAAGAATAGCCATGACTGCTTCGTCATTTGATTTAGTACTCTTTACCTCAGGCTTAGGGGCAGTCTTAACTGGACTGGGAGTTGCTACAGCAGGCTTAGCAACAGCTTTAGGGGCTTCGTAAGGTACATCTTCTTCAGTATCTTCTACAGGCTTTGCTGCAGCTGCTGGAGTTGTAGCAGCAGCCTCTTGACCGTAGAAGTGTACATTAATAACCTCTTTCAGTTCTTCAGCCGATTTATGATCCAAGAAGGTTTGCAGGTCGTAAATATTGTTGTAAATACCGTTAATTTTTTCTTCATCAAGCCCGTCGATGGTGGCAGGACTGAGAAACTTTGATGCTGTATAAGTAGGGTACTTAGGTGCACCAGGCTTATCAGACACTAGCTCGGCCTTAATGCGTAGATTACAGCCATTCTCACTAAGATCAAAGATCTTAGCACCGTACTCAGTTGCGTCATCGCCACTAATAGCAGACTCAATAATCTTATTGAGCTGACGACCATAACGGAGAACTTTAATAGTACCATTATTCTCGGGGTTCTTAGGATCGCTAACTACATAAACATTAACCATCCAGTTTTCTTTACGCTTAAGATGCTCTTTAGCGCGGTTCTTTTCTTCATCACTACCTTCCCGGAGAATTTTAAAGTAAAGCTCGCTTACAGGGCAACGCTCACCCCAAGTAGACGGGGAAGTTACACTAAAGTACTTACCAGTAGAAATACTATTCCAGCCATGGTGATAGTAATGCAAAAACGTTTCTGCAGGGTTCTTAACGTTAGGAAGCAAACGCACCACGTAAGTAGCAGGCGCCGCAATCTGTAGAATATTCTTATAGCTAGCTCCGTCCCCTTGCTTATTTTTAGCATTTTCGAGCGCGCTCTTAATGCTTTCGAACATATTAGTATTGAATGTAGGTTTCATAATTAGTAGTTTTGAGTGTTTTTAGTTAGTATTTTGAAACCTTCGTCAATTAGGTTCTTCGCTCTAGTAGACATATTCAATCGCAGTTTGAACTTACCGATGCTATTGTGTATGTTTTTTAGGTAAAGCTCCTTATCTTGAAGGTTAAAAGAGTTTATCATACTATCGAAAGAAGGCAACTTAATCAGTACGTAAATATTAATTCGCTTGTTACTGTAGTCAATAATGGGGGTGTATGTATATCCGTTTTTTTCGTAGCAGTATTTTTCAAAAGATATTTTACGTTCTAAACATGTTAACCCGATATGTTTGAGACTTTTTTTGATATCATCAATTTGATTCTGAGTATCCGGGGATTCTTCTAATTTTTGTTTCTGTACTGTAGAATATACTGCAATTGCTTTTTGAGTGGTATAAAACTTTAAAGGGAAATGCTGCTCATCTTTGTATATAAGATAAGGGGCATTAAAAAATTCCTTTACGTCTATCTGTGGAAATTTTTTAAAAAAAAGCTCTAACTTTTTACAAGCTACCCCATCAATTGTAGTATCGAACCCTTCGAAGTCTTTACGAGCACGCCACGGTTTATTCTGTAGCCCTCGCGAAACGCTTAGGTAGGTGTTGTAAATGTAGGGTGCGTTCATTAATCATCATGATTTTAATACCTCTCGTACAACTTTGCTACGGCATAAATTAGAATTATACCTTAAAAACACGATAAAAGCCTCTTTTTCATTATCGATCTGTATCAATTTCATGAATATCTTTTTATAGATATTATTTTTAACTATAAGTGTAAATACGGCAACACTATTTAATTTTTTATTATGCAAAATAGAGCAGAAAGAGCAAAACTTTAAAATTTCATATTCTGTTTCATC